CTAATGCAGGTGGGGCTGGTGGTAGGATACCTGCCCTACTCATCAATCCAAAACTACGCAAAATTAATGGTGTTAAAACTTCACTTTCAAATCGTGCTACAGTCGGGCCAAGTAGCTTCTGTATCTGCTCCCTAACAGTAGCAACCTCTTCAGCAGTCATATTAAGTTTTTCTGGTAGCACCAACTGGTCTGCTAGGAATATACCCCTAATAGATTTTTTAAGTTCATCGGCTTTAAGGGATGATAAATCAAATCTACCTTCAAACCGTAAGAATTTAAACCTCTCTGGTTCTCTGGAATAGTTAATAGCGGAAGGAGTCATACGGAACGTACCGATAATACCCTGATCTGGAGCAATCAAAGGTGGGTGAACTGCCGTTGCAAGTCCTTTTAATTCCAACTCTCTGATCTTATTAATTGTTTTAATGTCAGGCATCGCTATATCAGCAGGACTTCTACCCCATAGCTCTCCTGACGATTTTTCAAATCTTCCAATGACATAAGGAAGTTCATCAAAACCACTTTCTCTAACCAATGTTTTGGAATCTAAATAAATATCAAGGGAGGCGAAACGCTTTTGAAGAGCGTCTTGCGAACCTGATTTATAATCATCCCTTGGCATTAACGCACGTACAAATGTAAACTTTTCATCAGGCTTATCTTTACAAGCCTTTTTCACCTTGTCGGGTAGTTTACGCATTCCAAACATCTGCTTGGCTTGACGTGCGGTAAATGTGTATTCCCAAAATACCGTATCAGGTTGTCCTCTTTTATCTTCAGCAAAAACAAATTGTCCTACAGGTATAGAGGTAAAAACTAATCCACCAAAATTTTCGTTATACGAATCATTCTCTTCTAGTAAAATATTGATTGTACCAAAAGAAGTAAAATCTAAAAACGCTTCCCCAATGGAAGTATAAAAATTACTCTCGTGCATACTGAAAAACATTTTTTGGGTGACATCATGGAACCAACGCTTAACAGCAGGATCTCTGTTTAATTCTGACAGTTGATGACCAGCAGGTATACCTAATCCAAACCATACTACAGATTGTGGTACAAGAGCATTCTGCATAGACATAGCCATTAAACGGCTTGCCTCTGGCGCAGAAGAATCAAATAATTTATTGGTGTGACGTTCACCACTGATATGGCTAGAACTGTCTACACCTTGCTTACGTGGTCTTATATAATCTCTTACATCACGAAAGAACGGCTCCCATAACATACGATCTGCCTTTAGACCCTCATACCGTCTGATAATATCTTTAACGGAGTAGCTATATGCCATGTTACGCTCCTAGTAAATTTTTCTTTTCTTCTTCTCCACCACCTAAAACGCCTTCTGGTCGTTCAATAGCTCTTTTCCCTAGCTTGATACGTCCTTTTTTGATGGATGGTACGGCTGCTCTATTTGTAAAATATTTGTCTGTGTTCTCTTTAACGTCTTTAACACCAATACTTTTATCCGTTTGATACCCAGAAAGTGCTTCGTTGGGTACTTTACCTTCGCTAATAGCCGTATAGAAAGAACCTGTAGCAGATCGTCTACTAACATTCTCTGGGTTATCATACATATAATCTATATAGTCAGAAATACCACTAACACGATATTCTTCATCCCTAATACCTTGTAAACGCTTACGTTCTGCATCCTGTTGTCTCTGTATCGCAGCGTAATCAATCGCTGGTGGGGCAGACCGCCGTCCTCCACCAAATATACGACTAAACTTACTCATAATTTTACTCCATCCTATTAGTTGTTCTTTCTTCGATTAACCTAACCATAAAGTTAATATCGTCAGGGGTAACAGATTTTTTCTCTGCCCAAAACTTGTTATAAACTTTTTCATATTCCTCAAAGGTACAAGGTGGTACATTCCTAGTTTTAATTTTATTTTTCCTCATTATTCCCCTTAAAATTCTAGCAAACGCTATCTTGGGCTTTTCTTTCTTATGCTTTAGCCTTCCACGAAATACTGGAACAACTCTTGCGTTTCTCCATATGCCTTGTTCTCCGCTTCTCCCATTATTCATTTAATCTTTAACGATAAAACAGGGCCACATTCTTCCAACCCAGACTTCTTCATTAAATTAATAAACAATTGTTGTTCTTTTTTATCAAGACCAGCAGTAGCCGTAACAAATACATGGGTACAATCCTGCTCTTTAGCCCACTTTAGTGCGTAAGTTATTAACTTCCTACTAGCGTCCGTTCTTCTCCCAGATAAAAATACAAAAAACTTTCCTATATAGCAAAACGGCTTATCGTGGTACTCCAAACTTGTCCCAACGCTCACATATCCTACTATTTCATCATCCTTCTCAGCGACTACAACAGCGAAACCGTCATACCAAATACTATTATAGATATACTTAAAGGCATTCTCTTTGTTATACTCAAGCCCATAGTCACTCTCTTCATTGATTGCATTAGTTAATTCTACTAATTCGCTAGTATCTTCAACTCCTGCCAACCTCACAGTACTATGAGTTATTTTTTTCAAGCCGATAGCAAGCCTTCGTTAGATTTTGAACCCACTACTTTCTTTTTATAAAACAAACTTGGTTGATTTAACTCATCTTCATCTACCGTACCTACCCCCAAACCACCACCTTCATTCATAATGGTGTTTTCTCTAGTATCCGTAGACGCTAGTCGTTGCATCTTCTTACGCTTCTCGTCATCTAATTTTGCTTGCGTCACCACTTCTGGTTCTGGTAGGTCTGTCTTAGGTGGCAGATAATCTGCTTCCCTAGGCGCAGGCATCATTACTGGTGCAGGCATCGCAGGCATTGATCCTTTACTACCCATGTCTATCTCCTAATTAAAAACGTCATAATCTGCTACCGCACTTGGTTGCATATCTTTAACCGTCAAATATCCAGCTTCAAATCCTAAAGAACCAGTTGACAAAGCATCAAATCCATGAGAAGCCCAATTGTGCAAAGGTCTATTCTTGTAACAACCGTTCTTATCGTCCCATTCTTTACGGTAATTCTTCAAGCAAGTCAAGCCCCTACTGCATTTATTTTCATCAAAGTAGAACTGAGAAAACAAATTTCTGACGCTTTCAATCTTATCCATAACGTCAGCAGGTCTTGGTACTGTTTCAAATATTAACCCTTGCTCCCTAGCAAACTCTTTCCTAGTCTTTCCAATCGTAAAATCCCTAACTTCTATATCATGGGGTGCTAGATGTTTACCATAGCTGTAATCTTTAGTCTTTAATAGATTAATATAATGAGTTAACCCTTCATCTGAGTTCTCATAGTAATCTATAAACCTAATCGTGTCACGATGTACCTGAAAAAACCAAATACAAGTAGTGTCATTTATCCCTAAATCCCAACAAGTGTTTACCCCTAGACTTCTAATATAGGGTACTGTAGTAACTCTTTGTTCGAGATAAGCTAACTGTAGGTGACGGGATAAATAAGCTCCCTCAATACTTTGTTCAAATGCTTCTTTCGCAGTTGTCGGGTATTCTCTCTTGACATCATCACCTAATTCTGCTACCTTCTTAGCATACCATGATTGTTGTGCTTTAGTAAACTTGCATTTAAGTTCTGCTTCCTGTTTCTCGAAGTAATCAACTATATCTGGTGTTAATTGTGCCGTTGTTTCCAATCTATAGGCCTTTTCCTTGTACCAAGGGAAGAAAAAGAACCGATAATCCATCGTAGTGAGTTCTTTTTGTGAAATAGTAGCCAGTTCAGCATCACGACACTTGGTAAAGAAGTCACCTTCATTCCCCATAGCCGTAGATTCAATAGCAAGCAAGGCATCTCTAGGGAGAGTTTCAATACTACCTGTCCTTACCTCTCTAGCTTTCTCTGGTTCTTTAGCACAAATCTTACCGTACTCTGTAATAAGCAGTTGAGAGAGAGTACCTGATCTCATTGAAGTAGAAACACGGAAAGCTGAACCATTACTAAAGATCAAACGCTTACCTTGCTCACTTTCCAGCTTAATTGTATCGTGTATTAGCTCTCTAAGGGCAGGAATGTCTTTAGCTACGTTATCCCAGACATCTTTTACCTTGGTTCTGAAGATTTCTTCCGCATTTTCTCTTGTATCAGCGATAATTCCTGCTTCCCTGTTAGGATTAAACAGGCAATCATCTAAAAACAGGACAGCGAAGAAGGTTGTAACACCTAATTGACGTGCTTTAAGCACAACAACCCTATTCCATATGTTATTATAGAGTTCTTGCTGCGACCAATTCAAACGAAAGGGTATTAAAGAACTCCCTTCCTTTGGTCTAATATGATATAGGTTGTTTAAACGCCAAGTACGACTCTTAATTAGATGTACTAGGTTTGTCTGCGTCTTTTTCGTCATGCGAAATCCTCGAATTATATTCAAACCCTGATTTTTTATCTTGAATTTGCAACATCGCTTCAGCAATAGGGTTCATAGCATTCGCAACACTATGACTTTCCACTTGGACTTGTTTCACTTCTGGGTAAACAAGACGCATTATCTTCAATACTATGTCAGTTTTAACCTTAACTGGGGTATCTATGTCCCTAAAGATGGCTACAGCCTCCTTTAGTGGTTCAAAGTTAAGTTTATTTAGAACTTCTCCTACCATACGGTTCTTGTTAATGACATTCTTAGGCCTTCCCGGCCCTCCTACACCACCTTTAACAAACCTTTGCAGCTTATTGTCATCTTCCATCGGGAGTTACCATATCATGTGGTGGTTTAGGTAGCTGAATGTTATGCCAAAAGAATGGATGCCTGACAAACCTTGGGCTACTCAAATCGTATACTGAATAACAACGATTATTCGGTGATCTAAATACCATCTCTTTAACATGCCTAGGTCTAAACTTACAAGAGACGGGATTTGAGTTATAACTTACC